AACCACACTAGCAGCCTATGAGGCAATGCCTGAACAGTTCTACTCCTCATGGCTAGTAACGAAGGCGAAACAGATCAACACGCATAAGCGGTACGCATTCGCTGACACGTTCATGAGGCAGATCAGGCACATGCGAGCCAAAGGAATATTAGACTATAAAATCATCAGCCACAAAGACGGGCTGTATCAGAAATTAAAAACAACCACATGAATTTAAAAGAAGCAATTACCGAAATCGAAAAAAGGTACAAGAAGGGGGATGTGATTCCGTGCCTACAAAAGGGGAAAGATAAATTTACTTATACTTATTGGGGCGATCTTAAAGACATAGACACAACCGATAATGATGTTTTTATTATAAAAGATACTGTGGGTATCATCATTATGTTAGAGGGCAAATGGGCAGAACCAATCCGAGAAAAGAAAAGCCTCTGGGGGTTCTTTGAATCGGTGAAGGATGAATATCCGAATTTGGCTGAGGAGTACCTGAGGGAGTGCGGGGAAAGCCCGAGCGTAGGTGGTGCTTTTATTGGGGTCTCTTTTATGTGGTGTAATTCTAAATCAGGCTCAGGTTATTGGGATAGAATTAGCGATTTATCAGATGCCTACTTTGAAGAAGATTGATTACATTTGGGTAACTGTACCCGCTTTGCTTCCCGATAGATCAGCAAGCGGGTCATTTTTTCCACCCATGTAATAATGCCGCCACTCGTATAAACCAAGGCAATCAAGGTCAGGGGTTTGCGTATATTTGATTATACAAAACGACAAAGACATGACATTCACAGAAATCAACACAGTATCAAAATTCAAAAATCAAGCAAACAACGAAGTAATCATAGTTAAGAAATTTAAAAAAGCAGGAACTAAAAGAGTGTTTTTTACTCCTGAGAATGAGCAAGGGCAAAGATTAACCAGTACAATGTTTGCAAAAATGTATGATGCTGAGGCATTAGCTAAACGATACCTAAAGAGATAATACTAAAGGGGACAGCGTAAAGGCAAAAGATGACTTTTAAAAAAAGATGTGCATTAAAAATACAAGCAATTATTAATATTATAATTGCTGACAATTTTGTTCTTATGACTTACGAGAAAAATCCTAGTAAAAAAACAGAAGTAAAGAAAGTAAAATCTCATGGGTAAAAAGAAAAGAAAAGAATTAGAGAACTTTTTTAAGTTTATAGAAAGTGAACCGTTTTTGATTGGTGGACTTCCTGAGTTTGCCGTAATGGTTTACGAGCATAGAAAAAAAGATAAAAGAAGAATGTGATAGAAGCAATAAGATTGCTTAAAAGAAATTACTCTTTGTTTAAATGAAGCCACCCTTTGGCAGGGGTGGTTTTTTTATTGCTCTTTGTTTCGTAAATTTGTTCATGGCTAAGAACGGGAACATACATCCATCACGGATTTTCAGAACACCAGACGAACTGTTAACCGTTTGGGAAGAATACAAAGGCACGTTAAGTGAGGAGGCGAAGCGGTGGCCGAAGATTCAATACGTTGGCAAAGACGGTCAGCAAATGATCGACTACCCAAAGCTGCCTCTCGTACTCGAAGGGCTTTATGTTTATTGCCATAAGAACTACGGGGCTGTTCATCAGTACTTCGACAATAAGGAGGATTACTTTAATGACTTCGTGGTTACCTGTCGCGCAATACGAGAAGAAATAAAGCACGATCAGGTTACAGGCGGACTTCTTAACTTTTATAATTCGTCTATCACTCAGCGGCTTAATAGCTTAGTTGACAAGCAGCAGACAGAAATTAAAGGAGGGTTGAATATTCCTAACCTACCCGACATTGGAGACCGTAAATAAATACAAGTACTCAAAGGCCTATTATAAAATCCTTGATCTAATCGTTTCGAATCCTAAAGAAACGGTATTCGTTATTTGTGGCGGTCAAGGGGCTGGAAAGACGATCAGTATAATTGAACTGATAATTCAATCACTCATCAGCAGCGAGAAGGAAGCCACGGTATTAAGCGGTGAACTATCTAAGATGAAAAAGACGGTGGTTCGTGATTACAAGAAGATCGCTAAGGACTGGAACATAATCAAAGAGGAGACGGACTTTAACCGTTCCGAAAGTAAGCAGGAGTATTCCAACGGTTCTTATATCGATTTCTTAGGTGCTGATGTTAATGACGTTGGTAAAGGTTTTAGACGTGATCTGTTGTATATCAATGAAGCGGATAAGCTAGAGGTTGACACAGCGGTGCAATTCATTTCAAGGGCTGGGCTAACTATTATTGACTATAATCCAGACCGCAGATTTTGGGGCAATGACTATGTTAATGCGAATAACTTTATAGTTCTAACATTTGAAGATAACGAATACCTTCCTATCAGCGAGCGGAACTCAATACTTGATTACAAAGTAAAAGGGTTCTTTAATCCTGAGTTACCGTTCACTGAACTGTTCCAAGACGAAAACATTAAGAACAAGTATTGGGCGAATAAGTGGAGGGTCTACGGTCTTGGTTTGGTAGGGTCATTGGATGGTATCATCTTTGAGAACTACGCAGAAATGCACGCCATCCCAGCAGATGCAACGCTGGAAGGTTACGGGCTTGACTTTGGATTTGCCAACGATCCAGCCTCAATGGTTGCGGTCTACAAATGGAACGGGACCGTAATAGTCAAGCAGCTAATATACAAAACGGGTCTAGTAAATGCCGCGCTCATCGACATCATGAACAGCATAGGGGTTGATAAGCAAAAGTGGATCATCGCAGATTCAGCCGACCCTAAATCCATTGAGGACATAAGTCGTGCGGGATTCACTATCAAAAAATGCTACAAAGGAAACGACCATAAAAACTACGCTATCCAATCGCTTCAAACTTTCGACACGTGGTATGTTACATCTGATTCAAAAGATATGATCCATGAACTAGGTGATTACCTTTGGGCTAAGGACCGTAGCGGTGAGAAGACGAACAAACCAGAAGACGGGAATGATCACGCTATGGATGCTTTGATCTATTTCGTGAATGAACTATTTAACTTAAGAGGAGAAACAAAAAATTCAGCACATGGTAAACCTAAAGTTGCAAGGAGAATTACGTCAAATAGCAAGCACATGGGCAGACGTGTCGGTCGCTAAGATGCACACGTCACCCAATACACCGCGCGAAGTCATACGGCATTTCAGCAACATCACCGAGGACGAATGCAAGGCTTTGACTAGTGATCAGGTTCTCGCGCTCATGGCTATCCTCGAGTTCCTAGAAGACGAACCAGCGAACATTAAGATAAAAGAAGTTGTCGATGTTGCTGGCGGTTCTTGGGGCAAATGTGAACGGACTAAGATCGCTATCACACAGCGCAACCCATGGTCTATGTCTGTCGAAGTTTGCGTTATCTATTTCGGTAACAACGCGTTGAAGTGGTCGGTCGGTCAAATTTATGGCCAAAGTAAACAAATCATAAATTCGTTATCCGTATTTTTGGAGCGATACAAGGACCTAAACGATAGCAAGGGATATACAGAGAATGAAATTAATGCAGGCGTTAAGGACTTAGAAACATTCGGAGTCGGTGCTGTTCGTTATTCTTTGGCCAACGGTGACCTGACTAAGTACAAGGCTATTGAGGAGACGGATGCGGAGACGGTTTACTTTACTTTGATGTATTCGAAAGCTGTAGCGATGTACCAAGAACGATTGAACGAGGAAAACAAAATGAGTAACACGTATGAGCATTCATAGCACGATAGTAACATTGATCAGGACCAAGGCCGCAGCGGTTAACCCTACGGGCGAATTCATCTACGGGGATGACGTATTCCAAACGATCAACTACGTAGAGCAAGCCGAATCAGGGGCAACGGCAAAAGCATTGATTAGCCTGTTACCGTTCACTTACACATTGTTAACCAATCAGTCTGGCAGCTTTAACGCTGCATCTTTAAACATGATCTTTACTAGGTCAGCAGACGCAACCGATACCGCACTTAGGCACGAGGCGATAGTTAATGAAATGAGTACTTTGGCTGAGTCGTTTGTCACTGAACTAAACAACCAAACGGGCGCAATCACTTACGACATTGGCAACGTCTCTTTAGAGGGCGTTAAGCAGATTTACATGGGAACGGTTAGCGGTTGTATTGCTTCGTTCACGATCAACATTATAAAAGCCTGTTAATGTTTAGTACTGAGGTCATAGTTAAGGCGTTCGCGGAGGGTGTGATCAAAGGCATCCAAGACAACATTCGCAATAAACAGGTAACCAGCTTCGGGGCTATGAATGCTAGCGGTAAGATGGCCGATTCTTTGGGCTACTCGTTTGACGGGAAGACCTTGCGCATCTTCTCAAGCGAAAAGTTCTTCACTGTTTTGGAGACGGGGCGTAAGCCTGGCAAAGCACCACCGATTAGCGTAGTTGAGAAATGGTTGGACGATAAGCCTGTCGCATTGCAAGGCATTACCAAACGATCACTAGCGTATCTGATAGCGCGAAAGATAGGGAAGCAAGGAACAAAGCTATTTCAACAGGGAGGCAAGTCAGGCGTTATAAGCGACTACACCAACGCTGCATACATCAAAGAGAACCTAACCGACAAGCTATTTCAGGCTGTGGTGCAATCGGTTACAAATGAATTTTTAAAGGTAGCGTAACCTTTGGCGGTGGATAACGTAATTATAGGCATGGAAGAAATTAAAGCAAAAAGTTACACACTAACAACGGCCAACGGTGATTGGCTAGGTCAGGTAGTATTAACAACCGACGGGATGTTTTCAGGGGTTACCGATTACGGCAATATGTCTTATGCGTGGCGTCATTTTGGAACGGACTTTAGGGAGTTTATTCTTAAATTAGAAGTGGACTACTTTGGATCAAAACTATCTACTGGCATGGCTTATATTGCTTACTCACGCAAAGTTACAAAGGCATGTGAAAGGTTTGCGGAAGAAATCCTTCCAGCATTGCAAGAGGCCTTAAGACAAGAGATTAAAAACGAAGCATAGATATGGAAGCATTTAAATTTATAGCGTGTTGCATTTGGTTGGTATCAATGGTATTAGCTGCCGTTTGGTTTGGTTTGGCTTTGGTGATTGTTTTGTTGTTGATGACATTTGCAAACAGTATGCTGAGACACGCCAAAGAAGAGGAGCAAAAACTAAAAGAGAAGCCATGAACGCAAAAGACAACGCAAACGAATCAAAGCCTTTAAATATTGGTCATGTTACTCCTGCCATCTTATGGGAGATAGCTGAGAAGATAGTTGAAAAACAAAAAGAATGTTATTTGCAAGACCCGAAAAAGGTTAATGAGGTTCTTTGGCACATGATGGATGAAGAATGGTTTGATTACCTTGAGGAAAAACTTAGTAGCAAAAAAGTAAAAACAAAGGTAGCCTTCCAAAAGAGAATGGAACAGGTAATAAAAGATTTATAGACATGGCAGCACTTAACGTAACCAATGACGCGAACGCAATTACAAGCGTGTTCCTACCAATAACAGTTAGCTATGCTTGGGCTTTGCCTTTGTGTACCGTTATAGATAGCAATGGGAATGCAGCGATAGACATTAGTATAAACTTCGCCAACGAAACGGAGGTCGGTAGATTCATGCAAATACTTAACGGGTCTTATCGTGGGTCATACAAAGTATTGCAACTGATTTCAGGTTCGTCCTTGGTCGTAGTTTTAGACACACCATTCACAGGAGTAGACAATTTATCGAACCGTTTCA